CGGCGATACCGAACAACCGACCAATTCGCCAACAGCAGGTACGTGATGAGATACAGAGCTTTATCCTCTTCCGGAGACTACACCTTCGGGCAGTCGCAAGCTAACTTTTTGGTCAACAGTCCAGCAGCGGTAGGACAGTCAGTTACTACGAGGTTGAAACTGTGGCTTGGTGAGTGGTTCCTGAATACTAAAGCAGGCACCCCGTGGCTGACACAGGTTCTAGGCAAGAACACGCAGTCACTTTATGACACAGCTATTCGCACTGTGGTGCTTCAAACCTTTGGTGTAACTTCTATTGATGACTATACGAGTACCTTGAATACTCAGAAAAGAAGTTTGGCGGTATCAATGACAATCAACACGATCTACGGAACGGCTGTCGTTCAGGTGGTGCTCTAATGGCAGTTCCAAGCCTTGTTGTAACTTCAACAGGTATCAGCGGCCCTGATTACCCAACTGTTCTTGCAGCGTTGCAGGCAGACTTCCAATCTATCTACGGTTCGGACATTGATATTTCCCCGGATACGCAGGACGGACAACTGATCGGGATCTTCGCACTAGCTATATTCAATGCGCAGCAATCTTGCATTGCTGCGTATAACTCATTTTCACCTGCAACGGCCCAAGGTGTTGGCTTGTCCTCCGTTGTCAAGATTAATGGTTTGTCCAGACAGGTAGCTACGAATAGTCAAGCAATCGTTACAGTCGTAGGTGTCGCTGGTACTACGATTACTAACGGTATTGTTGGTGACAATCTTGGCCTTAACACGCAGTGGGCTTTGCCTGCTACTGTGTTGATTCCTCTGAGTGGAACTATTGATGTCACGGCTACTTGTACTGCTGAGGGGTCTACAACAGCAGCACTGAACACCCTCACCCAGATACTGACACCAACGTACGGCTGGCAGTCAGTTACGAACGCAGCAGCTTCAACCACAGGTAATCCAATTGAATCTGACGCGCTGCTTCGCCAGAGACAGAGTTCTTCGACGTCTTTAGCTGCGCTGGCTAACCTAGGAGCTATCTATGCGGCGATCGCCAATGTTTCAGGTGTGACTCGTCTTCAGGTGTATAATAATGATACAGATTTAACTGATGTTAACGGAATCCCTCCGCACTCTATAAGTGCTGTTGTTCAGGGCGGAGACACTATTGAAATTGCTACGGCCATTGCGAACAAGAAAGCTCCCGGAACCGGTACGTACGGAGACATAACTGAAACAATTATAGACCCTCACGGAATTGCAGCCGTTATTGATTTTTACGCTTTGGCTATTGCAGAGCTCGACGTAGTTATCAATATCGTTGCCTTAAACGGTTTTGCCACGACCACAGAACTTCTAATTCAGCAGGCTGTGCAGGCATACGTACAGAGCCTAGCTATTGGGGAAGACAGTTACCTCCTACGCCTAGTTGCGCCAGCAAACCTTGAAGGGGACCGTGCGGTCGCTGGGACTGGTATGTCTCAATTTGATCTTGATGTACTCGGGGAAACATTCACAGTTTTGAGTGTAGCGCAGTGTGCTCACGGGGGGTCACCTGTCGCGCTGAATCTAGCGATTGCGTTCAATGCTGCTGCTGATCTTCTACTGGCGAATATAACTGTGAACGTTGTTACGTTCATGCGCATGGTCTCAACTCCTTCAGCAGTTTTGACCTTCGGTCAGGTTTACTCTCAGACAAATGTTGGTGCTGCTGGTACAAGCCCGTACTCGTATTTCTTAGCGAGTGGAACACTGCCTACGGGGACAACACTGAATACGTCTACGGGAACTGTGTCTGGAACGTTGTCGGCGCACGGAACATTCACGTACACGATCACGGGGCGTGATTCTGGAGTTCCGCCGCAATACGTGTCTAACACCATCACAGCAGTGATCCCTTAAATGAGTACTCTTCAGGACTACCTTGGGCTGGTAACGTCAGAGCACCGACTACAGCCGAAGTTCACGACTATGCTGACGGTGCTTCTACAGCCGCTCGTGGATACAGCTAACCTTGCCGTAGCTTTGCCTGCGTACTTTGATCTGGACGTGGCTGAGGGTGCACAACTGGACGTGGTGGGGCAGTGGATAGGGCAGAGTCGAAACCTCTCTACGCCTATCACAAACGTCTACTTCACGTTAGACAGTGCGACGCTCGGATTGGACTTCGGTTCGCTCCAAGGACCTTTTGACCCGGACTACGGTCTGACTGTTCTGCCTGATGACTCGTACCGGGTACTTCTGCGCTCGGGAATCATCGTCAACGGTTGGGACGGCACGATCCCGGAAGCCTACGCAGCGTGGGAAATTCTGTTCGCGGCGCAAGGCTTCAACATCATTATTCAAAATGATAATGCCGCGCCTATGCATATCATCTATGGTCTCACGGGTCCGTACCCAGACGCTATTACGCTTGCACTCTTCACGGGAGGTTACCTTGACCTCGTCCCAGCTGGTGTGCAGATCGATAGCTACGAGGTCAACAGCTTCCCGTACTTCGCACTAGACAGTAACACAATCCCGCTCGGTGGTTTGGACGTCGGTGGATTCGGCGTAACCGTTGACGCAGTCGGTTAAACAGAACAGAAGGAATACTCTACGATGGCTGCTTCACAATTCCTCGCTTACGCAACAGCGGGCGGTGCGAACGTCGTTGATCAGGCGACCTACGCCGCATCGTCGTACGTTACTTCTGGTCGTGGTTCAGGTATCCTGCCCTCAAACGTCTACAATAAGATTGCGCGGCAGGCAGCTTTCGGTACAGCGGCGCTCGCGCAGTTCATGGTCAATCAGTTGGGTCAGGACGTTCTTGACAATGGTGATCTGACTGCGTTTATCAGTCAGCTTACCGCAGCCATCCAGACCGCCGCGCTCCAGCCTGCGACGACAGGTGACGCCAAGCTCACGCTTAAGACAGTTGCCGACTCTGGTTGGCTTTTGATGAATGACGGAACGATTGGTAACGCTAGCTCTGGTGCTGGTTATGCTAACGCAGCAGCGAATGCATTGTTCGTTCTTATCTGGAATAACGTTACGAACACCTACGCGCCTCTGTACTCAAGCGCAGGTAGTCCTGTCGCGCGTGGCTTGTCTGCGGCGGCAGATTGGGCGGCAAATTGCCGCATATCCCTTACCCTTCAACTTGGGCGCGCAATTATTATTGCTGGGGCCGGGGCTGGGCTTACTTCCCGTGCGCTTGGTCAAACGCTTGGTGAAGAAACCCACTTGCTGACCGTACCAGAGATTCCGTCACATGGCCATTCTGCGGCCGTAACGGATCCAGGACACGCTCATAGTTATAGTCAGTTTAATGCAAACAATCAGTCTGCGTCAGGTGGGAACCAATATAATGGCTACAACTCCGGTGCAACAACAAGTTCAAGCGTAACGAATATTTCAGTTACTATTGGTAACACAGGTGGCGGTGGCGCGCACAACAACATGCAGCCTTCATCGGCTTGGAACATCATGATCAAATTGTAACAATATTTGCAAGCGGAGTAATAGAATAAAAGCCTGCAAGCTAAACTCAAACCGGAGGCAATCTCAGATGTCAAGTCTTGCTTCAATTATTGCTGCTGGAGGCGTTATCAAACTAGGTGACCCTGATGGCGCTGATGTACTTGCGCTTCAGATGGCACTTACCCAAGCAGGTTACCGCGTTGGAACGGACAGTGTCTTTGGCCCAAGAACAGATCAAGTCGTCAAAGCTTTTCAGACTCAGCATGGGCTGAAAGCTGACGGTATTGTTGGGGCAATTACGGCGGCGCTGCTTGACGCACCACACACTGTTTTGGTTGCTACGGCCAAGCCGTTGACCACGCCTCCGACCACCGGCCATAATGGTGGTCCTGTTATGTGGCCCCATGATGACACAGCGTCACTGCTTGCTTTTTACGGTAAGCCTTGGGAAAATTCTGCACTTCTGGCAAATGTAAGCACCGTGTTTCCGACAACTTACGGGGGCCAACCCGTGAGCACAATTCGGTTCCATGCTAAAGGGGCCAAAGCTTTATCCAGTGCGCTTGAAGCTTGCTGGGACAAGGCAGGGCGCGACATTAATTCGCCGGTTTTGCGGCGCATTCGAAACTACTCTGGTGCGTATAACTACCGGCCAATTCGAGGATCGTCGCGTTTGTCTTGCCACGCTTTCGGTGCGGCAATTGACTTTGACGCAGAGCACCTTCCTTTAGGTAAGAACGTACCGTCGTCAGAAATGCCTCAGGAAGTTGTAGATGCTTTCAAAGCTCAAGGGTTCTTTTGGGGCGGTGATTATACGGGGCGTAAAGACCCGATGCATTTTCAAATCGCCAGGGAAGGGTAATTATGCTCGCAACGATTTGCAGTTGGCAAAGTGCCACCGACCCATAGCTCGCATTTGCCCGAGCTTCCGCAGTTCGGACACGTGGTCTTTTGTTGCATTCCGGACTTCTCGAGAGCAACACACTTTCTACCACCCGCGCCGTTGGCTGCTCTGCTCGCAGCGCCTGAGTGAAAACCGTTGTTGGGGTTGTTCCCGCCCTTTCGCCCACGGTCTCGTCGTACTTCTGCTGGGATATGTAAAAAATTGTGAGTTCCTGCTTGAACTCGTTTTCTGTTCTGTTCTGGTCCTGATAGCGGATTTGTTCCATTTGCTACGCGTTCGTTAGCCCAAGCTGACATAAGTTCTGAGCACTTCTCTTTGGAGAGCAAGGACCACCAGTGGGTAGCATAGTGTTGGCCCCTTCTGTATCCAAATGAGTCAGCCCACGCCCACTCCTTGTTCCCGGCGCGAGGATCAGAAGTGGCAGTTCGCTTTCGAACGTTCCACTGTTCGAGTACTGTTACCTCGTTGTCTCTAAGTCCTTGCTGTCGATGACGGCCAGGGTAGTTTGTAGTGCACCCAACTTTACTAAGTCTAGGAGCGTGGTATATAGTGTACGTCAACATAGATACGTTCCTGGATAGTTTCTAACTAGTAACCAGACTAGCACACGAATAAGAAAGGGAAAGTAAATGCCTCTTCCGACACAAGACCAGGTTATGGGTCAGCTGCGGATTCTCATCCCAGCGATCGGTACGATTGTTTCTGCGGTTGGCATCGCCAGCCCCGGTCAAGTCAGCAGCACCGAAGCTGCCCTTATGACCGCTGTTGGACCTATCGCTTACATCATTGTTGCGCTATGGTCACTTGCAGCCAACTCCCGCGCTTCGATCATGAAGTCTGCAGCTCAGCCTGTTGTACCGGGCGCACCCGCGCCGGTCATCGTTCTCCCTGTGCAGGAGGCGGCGCTTGCACAGACCCTGCCCGACAACGTAACCACCACCGCCGAAACAAAGGTAGTCCCGAAATGAGGAAACTTGTCATTGCGTTATGCGCGGCTCTCAGCTTGGCCGCGTGCACCACGACCGACTTCACGACCGGCTTCAGCAACGTAGTCACCGCCGCTACCGTCGGTGTGCAGAATCCAGTCACAAGGAATGATTTGTACGCTTTCGAGAACTCGATGATCGTTGCCTTCGCGGGCTTGAATGCCTACAAGAAGACTTGCGCTCAGGGTGCGGTAGATGCTAACTGCCGTGCGAACATTGCCAAGCTTCAGGTATACACTCGCAAGATCCCAAAGGTGCTCGCGGACGCACGAGTGTTCGTGAAAAACAACGACCAAGTGAACGCGCAAGTTGCCTACAGTACAGCGAAGCAACTCTACGCAGACTTCACAGCCTTGGCTGCGGCCAGCAACATTAAGGTGCAGTAATGGATTATGCTCTTATCTTCTCCCTCATCCAGAAGGGCATCACTGTTGTGTCGGCTTTGATTCAAGCTGGTCAGGAAGCCGCCCCGGCGCTGAAGGCTCTTACGGACCTTACCACAGGTGCGCAGAGTGGTACGGTTACGGACGACCAGCTGGCTCAGGCTGAAGCTCTCCTCGACCAGATGATCGAGGACTTTAATGTGGACATGCCCCCGGCTGCTACCGCGTAAAGCTTGTTCGACAAGACGTACCGTGAAGAAAGAGGGCGAAGCTGCCCTCTTTCTTTTTATCAGGAATTTAACAAGGACACGGTGAAATATGCCGCACACAGTTCCGTACAGCGCAAATCGTTTATTTGATTGGTGTAGTTCGGCTATCATGGTTCAGTGTGGTGTCTTAGCAGTGATGTCAGATGTCTTGCTCGACGCGCCGCCACAGCTGGCTTTCACTGCATTTATTAATCTTGGTCTTACGCAAGCAACAACAGGTTTGCTTTTCTTTGCGACAGGAGCTACGCGTTGCTTTGCTTTATACCGAAACGGAAGATGGAAGAACGGCCCAGTAGTCCGTGCTGTTTGTGCTCTCGTGGGGGCAGCTATCTGGAGCCAACTGATGTTTGGCGTTCTTGTAATTTGGTGCACACACCACCAGCTGTATTTGTCCATTTCGGTTTGGAGCACAATGCTCGTGTTTGAAGGCCTGTCATTTTCCCGTGCTATGCTAGACAGCAAAGCTTCTCGTGTCAAACTTGATACTGACAGAGAACCAGCACTTCTGGGGATTGGAAATGAACCTTGAGGACTTCGCGAAGCTTCCTCTTATGTTACAGTGGGCAACTATGGCAGGGGTGGTCATCGTAATTGTGTATTTAGGAATACAGAAGTTTAGGAAAGAACCGAGTGATAACCAACACTCAGAGTACTATAAGATGGACCCTCTGCAGTATATAATGACATCTTTAGAGCGAGTTGAGCGCGACATGCACGGACGCTTCGATCGAGTTGAACGTGGACTCACGGACATCAACCGAGACACCATAGAAATCCGGAGAGCTCGGGATTGAGCATCCCCAGACAGTATGTACCCCTTACTATCAACAACCAACCGACTCTGGAGGCGGTCGAGAACCCTACCCTGATCATTCACAACGGAGCTTAGAAAACACCATGAAGTTCGTATCCATCATGGCGGTAATAACAGCCGTCTCAATGCTCACTGTAGCGTCTCCCGCCGAAGCGCGGAAAGGCCACATGAATAAAGCAGTAGCTACGAAAGATTTATCCTCGGTTGTCACGCAGTACTGTGGCGACCGTGTTTGTGAAATTCCCACAAGCGGTACTACTCGTAGTGCCTCTGTCCGGGGAAATGGAAACAAGAATAAGAACGTACGCACAGATGCCAACGGCAATGAGGCATACGTTCAGATTGATTCAAGTACCCCTGAACACGTGACCACCCGCCGGGGCCGCGAGGTTTGGGATCGGATATCCATTCCAACGCCAGCTGGTACTTGGCGGGTTGCGCGGTCCTGTGGCGAACGTCTAGCAAAGTACTGGGACTTGGGTCCTGGCTTGGACGCCACGGTAACTTGGCTGCGGGCTTTCCCTAGGGCGAGCCAACCTGCTCCTCGTGTAGCGGTGTACACGCCAGGACACATCATGGGGGTCGTCGGCGGCAGGGAAGGGGCTTGGCGCGTTGTTTCCTTCAACGGCGACGGGCGGCACGGGAATGTAGAGTTCACCATCTCCAGCCTTCGGGGCTACACCCTTCTGGATACGACGACGCGGCGAACAGCCTCTGAAAGCTCAGGGCAGCGCCGCCGCGCTGCACGCCATAAATTGCCAACCCGAGTGGCCTCTCACCGAGCGGGGGGCGCGTAAAGGTATTGGTTTGGGAGGGTTGGGCCTAGGTGGCCTAGGCCGGGGGCCTAAAGCCTCTCTATCGCCCTTTAAATCGGTTCGGCCTCGCCTCATTCCTCCCAAGGACGGCGGGGTAAACTTAAAACCCGCGTAGCCCATGAAACGGTTACGCGGGTTTCTTTTTGTCTTGAGCACACCTAGCCAACGTGGCTTCCAGAGCCGACTGCATTCTGCCACGAAGCCAAGCTTCACACCGCTCTACGTCGGTGAGTTCCCCAGGTGTTAATTCTCGTTGGGTGACACCAAGCATGCGATTTTCTAAGGAACCGTGCAGTGGTTTGTCCGTCACAACGTTGCTCCAATGAAATACAGTGCGTAATAAAGCACAGCAAAGACAGCCGTCAGGAGAATGCACACCTTCGTTGCCAGAACCTTGTATATCTCAGCGAGCCACAACATCATGATAATGAAAATAAATAACCAAGCCAAGCCACCGTCATCACTCATAGCCTTCCTCCTTGGAACCAGTATATGATCCAACCCAAGCACCAAGCATGAAGCATCTGGTCGAAGCCAATTCCCACAAAGAACCAATGCCAGCTTCGGGTAACATCTGGAGCACCTAGGTCTGTTTTAGGCAGCAGCCAACTGTTCAAACGAGACGTACAGAAGTCCACGAGAAAGTGTGGCAAGCCAATAAATGTAAAGGAAAAGCCAATTGAACCGAAGACAATCAGGTTTGTGCTGTATGGTGGGGTTGGTGGAAGCATCTGTACGATGATGTAACCGAGTGCGGGAGCCATAACCAAACTGTAAACCGCTACGTGCGTTACCAAGGGAAGGAGATGTTTTGATTTGCCATGAGCCATCCAATCGTTTTGACAAACGAAATCGGCAACGAAGTGAGAAGTCAGCAAGAACAAGAATGCAAAAGTTGGGTTCATAGTCTTCCTCCAATAGCCACGTATATGAAAGCAAGCAGCAGCCCGGCGAATATAGCGAGTGCTCCGACAATAGCTACTACCACGAGGGGGTGTGAGTACGACGACTGCACCACAGGTAGATTTCGCAGTCTGTATGGACGATAGAAGCCCATGACCTAGTGCCTATTTTTCTTGATAAGCCCCTTCTCAAGGAGCACTGTGATTGCGCGGTCCACTTGGTTAGGCTTCAGGCCGGTGTGCTCTACCACGTCCAACCCAGAAGGAAATACGCCGTTCTTCTGGGTAAGGAAAGCGAAGGCATCTAGCACTTGCTTCTGTCGTGGTTTAATACGAACGACCCGAGCACCAACAAGTTGTTCTTTCGTTGGAAGAGGTTTACTCATCCGCCACCTTTAGGGTGTCACTGTGGAAAAGAGGGAGCACGTCTTCCCGCGTTGGACCGTTACTAACGAAGCTTGGGTCTTCAGCACGTGTTCCAATGCAACGCCGTAAACTACTGATGAACTCAGGAACTGTGCGGCGTACTCCCTGACCAGTAGAAATCAACCCTCCTTCAAGACCACCAGGAATTTGGTCCACACAGGTGAGCATGATAGTTGGGTGGATAACAACTTTACCGAGTGTCTGGTATCGTGCGTCTGTTAAGTCCAAGGTAATGCGGTCTACGACTGAAGCTTCGTCCATCATTGCATAACGAACTGCACCTTGCCACGGGTTGGCAACGTTGGTGTAGTCCTCTATTGCAGCCCAAGGTTTGTCGGGGAGCTCATTCAAAAGAGGACCGTCACCGTGCCGCGTGATGTATGGGCGTGTCACGTACACAGCTTTGAGTTCCTCTACGCCTAGCTCCGGGCACAAGCCCATGACGTTTTGCAGACCGGTACTGGACCGGGTGACGTGTGGGAACGTTCCCCGGTGCTCGTCCAAGCCCAAACCCTGAGCTCCTTCGAAGACGAAACCTTTGTCCTCTAGGCCCTCAAGAGGAAGTTGCTTTACGTAGACCAAAAACTTTAACAGGTCTTTCCTGTACTGTTCCAGTATTTCGTCTGAAGTCAAATGCTGCCGCTCCTCAGCGGTAAGATCATTCTTCGTGATCCCCAACTGTTCCAGCCGGTAGGGGACGTACTCATGCTGGACCCCCCGAAGAATAGACTTGAGGCTGTCCCCGCTTACCACCCGGTCAAGCGTGAGGCCATATGTGGTCTCGGCGTTGCGGGTGACTGTCTCGTTGATACCTACCCCGCAGGACCCGTGGCGTGCTGTAGGCCCGCGCTTGGCTTCGACAAGCTGATTGATCATCATGTCCCAAGGCGTAGTGACCATGCATTTAGGGTCCGCGCTTATGCGAACGATAGACACGCCCTTAGTCACGAGGCTTTTCCGCTCCTGTTCAAACAGAATAGGGTTGCAGATAAAGTGCTGGCTAAGGTGCGTACGTGCGCTAACGAATGAGCCTGAACCGAAGTGGTGGAAGACATGACGGCGTCGGCCGGGAAGTTGTACCGTGTGGCCAGCCTGTGCTCCGCCGTTGAACCGAACCACGGTTACTGGCCCGTTGGCGTTGGCGCAAAGATAGTCTGTGGTGAGGCCTTTGCCTTCGTCGCCCCAGTTCGCACCAATAACGGCATAGGCTTGTTTGGTCATTTCACTACACCCCAAAAGATAAGGAAAGGAAATGCCCCTGCCGTATTTAAAACAGCAAGGGCTGTAAACACAAAGGCGATGATAATGTTCGGCCACCCTGCTTTGCTCCAGAAGGAAGCAATGGCTGCGAAGGCTAGTGCGTTAGCTAAGTACAACATGATACCGTTTCCTTCTATGAGTTAGAAGCAATCAGCGGTGGCCTCCTTTTCAGAGCACCACCGCCAATCCTCAACACGACAGTTCTATAGCGTAGTCACGCCGCGCAAGCTTCCTTGTCGTTGGAGAAAGCTCTCTCCGGCTCCGTGACAGAGATTGCCAGCCACTCTGCAGCTGTGTAGGTCAGTATTTTCTCGAGCCATTCGCTCATTACTAATTTCCAAATTGAGTTTAAATTCAGTGCGGGACTATCTGGAAGGGGTCCCGCCTCTCCTAGGAGAAGACAGAGACCAAAGAGCGCATTCTTCGATCCCTGTCAGTCGCCAGACTCGACTATTGGTCTATTTATTCTAGCTCGATAGACTGGTGAATAATAGGCTTCTCCCCACTAGCTATACGCTTCCTTATGCGGTTGCCTAATTTTCTCCGTTTTCTCGCTACGTAAATCTCTCTTTGTCTTCCAGGGGTCAATTTCTTGAGCACTGTTTTCTCAAGTTCTTCAACTTCCGAAGGCTCAAGCGCGCCAAGCCAAAGATCGTAATGAGCTAGTGCATATTTTATCTCATCAAGAGTACCACGTCCACAATTTGGTTCTCTTAGCAGGTCTGCCTCAGTCCAAGTAGCAAGCCAAATAATAGATCGTTCAGCGCCGTAAGCAGGAGCGTAGAAACTTACATCAGTTTGAGCAAAAAGGCTTTGCACAACGTTAGATGCACGAGTACTTAGAATTGGAAAAGGCTTACTTCCTACGCGAACAATTTTCTTTGCAAGAAAACTAATAGGCTCTACTAAGGCTTCCTTTCTTCTCCACGCAACTCGCCCTAAAATTTGACTGACTCTAGTGCTGCTAATATTAAACAAAGCGCCTATAGCTTTTAGGGTAAGCCCCTCCTCACGAAGTTTAAGCAATTGTTTAGTGCGTTCTACGTCAGCAACAGCCTGCAGCTTTGCCGAAGAGCTCGGGGGTTTTTGTTTTAGGGACTTCTGCTTTTTAAAACGACCACACTCAGAACATCGCTCACTAGACATTTAATTGCTCCTTGTGTTGCGCCCCAATCACGGTGCCCCCGAGTTCTTTACGGAGTGCTGTCACTTCACCTTGTGCCGCAACACCGGGTGTGCGCCGGACAAGTCAATGATGTTCTTGCCCATCGCTTTGGTGCCGGCAGCAATCGTGGTGAACTGAGGACGCTTGGTTTTCCCGTTCTCCCAGCTGCGCTGCGTAGCAATAGCCGGACCGCCTGCGTCACGAATAGCACGCGCAGACAACTTGCTGTCCTGGCGAGCGTCGTGGAAGGCTTGCATGATTGGGTCCGGACCCTTGAAGACATATGCTTTGTATGTCGGAAGAGAACGTTTCGATTTAGCCACTGTGTCAATCTCCTGTTTGATCTATGGAAGAAGTGGTGCGCGGGGGCGTTGCCCTTTCACATACCGGGGTGTTACTTTCCCCGCGCACCTGTACCCGGTTACACCGTTTCGAGCATCGCCTTCAGTTCATCTACGCTCTTGTTGGAGAGCGCGTCGTCCTGCTTCTTGGCGATGATCTCGAGGATCTTTTGCTTCGTTTCCTTCTTCGAAGCAGCAGCAGCCGCTGCATCACGCTCGGTTTTGATCACGCCGATGATGTGCTTCAGGACGTCCAGCCGCAGCTGATTCGTCTGATCCACGATCGGGGCATCTTCCACGAACGAAACGGTCGGCGTGCTGTCCAGCGTCTTGAACACGCCGACGGCAAGGTCGTTCAGGTTCACTTTGCCGGTGCTGCTGGTCAGCGGCAGCTGCCACAGGTCACTGACCGTGAACAGACCACGCGAAGTGCTGAACGTGAGATTCTCACGGGACGCCTTTTCAAAGATATTCATATCTGTCTTCTCCTATTGGATTGGGTTTTAGAAAGTGACTTTCAGAGTGCGCTTGAAGTTGCCTTCAACACGCACCAGCAATTCGTTCTTCTGGGTGCTGGATATCCCCAGACCGCTCAGTTGGTCGGGTGTCTCCTCAGTCTTCATACGACTGCCGAGAAGCTCAATAACCTTCCGATGCGGATCAAGTTCGGACCGTAGGAATTCATTGAAGAATCCCCGAGCCTGACCGTCATTCTTACAGCCGTCAAGCATGAAGAAGTAGTGCTTGTTACCGACGCCCTTGTCGTTCCAGTAGTTCGGGGACATCATCAGGACGTTGACCTTGTGGAAGTCCTGGGTCCTTATACCCCACACGGTCTTGGGTGACTGTGTCGAAGGCATCATGCTCAGGATCTCGAACTTCCCCTTCTTCAGTTCGATTTTGGCAACAGTGACCCATTCCTTATTCTTCAGAGGAGCGGGGTGCTCAAACGCAAACACCTGCCCACCGAATGCGATCTGCGCACTGAAGCCGGAATCGGTAGGCAAACGCCGATTCCAGTTGTGGATCTTGAAGGTGTAGATTCCGTCTGGCATTCTGCTCAGTGTCGGGAACGTGATATTCTCGACAGGAACGTGTCCTTCTGGAGCCGCATCAACGTAGTCGACATCCTGCACACCACCAGAAAGGACGTCTCTGCGGTGATTCCAGCCGACACGACGACCAGAAGGGTAACCATCGTGAGCACCTTCACGGTGCTCTCTCGAACCCGGCATGAAGACGTGCAGGTCCATCAAGCTGGCGTTTCGTCCAATGTGGTTCCACATGTGCGTGAACCGCAGAACGCCGTCAACACGACCGCCGCGTTCCTGCACCAGCTGTGACATCGAATCAGCCACGCCGCCGTTGTAGTCCCACGAGAAGTTGTTGTCCCACTTGAACAACGGCTTCGCAGTCTTGTCCTTCGGTGCAATCAAGCTGACGAGGTTGCCTACCTGCTTGTTCTCCACCATCACTTCGATGGTTTCTACGTTGGGAACAATGCTGGTGATGAACTCGTCGATCGTGACGGTCTCGACCTTCGACAGGTTCTTCTGCACCTTGGGCTTGTTCGCGATACCGCCGAACACATCATCATTCATCGTCTTGCGGGCGGTGCGGTCAGCGAACAGGACGTTGTTCACGCTGACGTCCGCAAGGTTGGCGAAGCGCCGCTCCAGCGACGGGAGCAAGCCAAGGCTTTCGATAGTCTCCTTGGCCTTGGTCACCATTGCCTCGGTTACGAGCGCCGTGGAGCGTTTATAGTTGGTCGGGGCTACCATCTTCTCAAAGCGAGTAACAGCCGTCTCAAGCGCCATCCCTTCCGAGAGCTCGGTCAGGAGCGTACCGATAGATGTGTTCCGGATCTTGGACACAGACCCCGGAAGAATAACCGACTGCTCCCAGACGAACAAGTCCTTCTGGAGCTCGGGAAGCTTGTCGAAAGCAACCTTGGCCTTGCAGAAGGCGTCCACCGCGAACTTGTGCTCCTGGCCGCGATACAGGGAGTTCTGCGCGATCAGTTCGAGCACAGTGTTAACTGAATCCAAGGTGAGCTCAGTCAGACTACGCAGAAGAACGTCGTGCAGCGCCCGCGCTTCCCCCTGAATCGTGGGAATGTTGGCTTTGGGCTGGACGTAGTCGCGACCCGTGTTGCGCTTCGGGAGCTCTACGTGGAAGTGCTCCCAAGTCCTGACTGCCTGACCTTCGTCTTCTTCGTAGTTCTTATCAATGCCGACGTGGCGTTCGTAGTGAAGGAAGGCGTTCTGTATTGGAAAGATCTTCACTGCTTCCGCTACGATGTTGACAACCTTTTGATAGTTCTCGTCAGGAACCACACAGTCCCAGACGCTGACCATCTTACCGTCAACAATGGCGACGACATTGCCCACCGTGCGGATGAACTGTTTGCAGCAGCTGCAGTCGTGCTCTGTACGTTCCCGGAACTTGGGGTTGGTCCCGGTCGGGAAGCTGGCGAGGTAGGTGTTCCAGACATCATCCTTCGCGATGCTGGTGGTGTAGAGGTTACCGCTGGCGGCAAGCTTATTGAAGTTGCCTTCAACAGCGGTCTTCAGTTTATGAAAGTCCATGGTGTTCATTCTCCTGTTGGTCTTTGGAATCAGCAGCCGCAAGAATTGCGCCTTGCGTTGGGGCGAGCATTGTTGCCCCCATCAAGCCCGTCTCCGCCGCATCATCGTCGTCATCCCAATGCGGGGTGAAGGCTTCTTTGATTGCTTGAATGACGCGGCGGAGCATGTTGGTGTTTCCTTACTTTCGGTTAGGGAGGCTGAGGTCCAGAGACAGATCCTTCGCTGTCTTGGCCGTGAGAAGGTTGATCAGGTCGGATCCCCCAGTAGACAAACTCGGCAGTCTTTAGCACGGATGCAATCTCCTGTTTAGGTTGGTTGGCTTACTTCTTCACAACGGTGTACTTGGTGTTCTTGCCTTTGCTGCCTTTAACCTTCTTCAGAAGTCCGGCCTTCTGTGCCTGAGCAAGGAAGACGCTATACCCAGCGGGTTTACGACCAGCGTAAGACATGAACTCGCGAGCAGCAGTAGGAGTGAGCTCACGGAGCTTGTGTTCCTTCGCGTATGCCACGAACATGTCGAGCAAGGAACCGCTGCTGGCGGCTTCGACCTTGCCCTTCTTGAACTTGGCATTGGTGACCGGTTGCGACACCACGTTCATGACGCCGACGGCTGCGAGCAGACGCTGAACAGCGCCGACCTTGCTGTCCTCGCAAAAGATCTCAATTCTACTGATATTGTCTTTCATAGCTTATTCTCCTTCTCCGTAATAACCATACCCGCACGTTCTCCTTGCCCCAGACTGGCCCCATCGCGAGTTCGAATTGCGGCACAGGAAACTTGCCTCTCTTCCTTTGGGTAGAGAGGTTGTTTTTCTTGATGGCTAGGACTTCAGCAAACTCTGCCGAACCCAGCCAATCATGGGGATAAGTAGCTAGTCGTTCGAGCGCCTGAGTGGCTTCATGACTTTGCATGACTCGGCTCCGGCGCGGTGAGCAGCACAGCCATCAGACGATATGTGCCGGTTAGGTCGAGATAGCGCATGCCGCGCGCCATCGCCTCGTAGGGCTTGTCCCGCTCCAGTTGCTCAGCCATACCGCCGACACAAGCTATAGCGTCCTCACGATCCGTGAGACCCATCGCTTTACAGACCTCGAGACCCGCTGTTCGGCGGTAAATCGGGACAGGCTTGCCCATCGCGTCGAAACCGTCTCCAGAGCCTTCCTTGGTCTGTCGGCGGGGTAGGGTTTGGTTCAGGTGTTCAGCCATTGATAACTCTCCTGGTGGGTTATACGGTTGGGGTTACGAAGCTACTTGCAGAGCCAAGCTGCCGCCCAAGACCAACTGCTGAAACTGCTGCTGGAGTGAACGGACCGTTTGTGTTGCTGCTGCTTCAACTTCATGTGCGGGGCCGTCAGGAGCCTTCACGATCTTGCGGGCCGCGCCTCGACCAGCTTCCACCGCTTCCATCAGATGGTTTCTGCCGTTCTCCGAGAACATGTCGCTTAAGCGCCGGAGCTCGTTGGCTGCTGTGCGGATGACCGAAGCATTCCGACCCTGAATGCCGCCGTGCATTGTGGCCAGAAGTTCGAGAGCTTCCGCCGCCATCGCGGACACGAAGTCAAACTGCTCGGCAGCGATCTTGCCAACGATCACGTAGACGTTGATGCGCGACAGCCGGGCTGTATTGTTGAAGTCCGTCGCGATCTGCTTGGCTTCAGCGATAGCTTCCTGAAGTTCAGCGTTCCGTTCCTCAGGGCACAGAAGCCCGAAGGCAGTGTTGGTGCATATCCGGGTAACAGCTGTCCGTGCGTCTGCTTGTGCTTTCCAACCACGAGTGTGTTCGGCACGGTCGCCGATCACGCGCTTTGTTTCCCACCGTGCTTGTTCGGACCCGTCAGCAACGATGTGCTCTCGTTCCAAAACTTGTTTGTGGTACGAGATGTTCCCGATCAGCGAGGTCTTCAGTGAGACCAGATAACCAGGACGGATGATTGTGTTGCGATCTTCTACTTGAATAGGCATGCGCGCCTTTCCTTTTCTTTAAGGGTTGGTCGTGTGTGACTGCGTAGTTATGCGTGACGAAGCCAAGCGAGGCATCGCCGCGCTGGTATTCTGGAATCCAAAGCTTCTCACCGGTACGGTCGGGCCAGTTGATTCGCCAATGACCGCGAACCTCGTGTGCTCGTCGTCCTGTCCTCTGAACCACTCTGGTGCAATTATCTCTGCCACCCGCGTTTCAATTGTTTTCTTTATCGGCATGTTTCTTCGCTTTCCATATGTGGAGATACAGCGGCCACTCTTTGTGTGGCATCAGGAACGCTTGCTTGTCTGAAGCCACAACGTACAGCATGGCTTTTGGGTCGTGGTAGTACGTACCGGTAGCGGGGTCGCGAAGCACAGCCTCACGCATTGCGTCAGCGAGGTCTGTGAACTCTTTCGTGTTCATAGACCCCGGCCCGGCTTTGCGCGAAACTGTAAACTTCACAGCATCCTCAAAGAGTTCACGCTCCCATTGCGCGCGGTCTTTCAAGTGAAGATCAACCGCGTGCTTTGGGTGCGCATTTTGTTTTAGGGGCTTGATAGACAATCATAATTCTCCTACTTCAAACTTCTCAGCCATGATCGTAACGACCGCATTCCAAACGTGAACACGCGCTTCATTACCTTCGATACAGTTCAAAGTTGTTTCGCAAATAGCCCCCATCAACGCCATGAGTTGCACGGCGTCGACGTCGTCTGCAATTGCCGCACGAACATCGGCGTTGTAGTTCTCGATTAGATTTGCAATCTGCCTCGGCAAGGGCTTACTCATCCTCGGTCTTCCTCCATTGCTTCCAGGACGATAGCGAGATCTTCGAGTTCCTTCCGACGAGCAAGATTGCGCTGGAGTGACTGCTCAAGTAAGGTGACCTCACGACGCAGTTTCGGAAGCTCTTGGTCCGCGTCGTAAATTGGCTGAATAAGAGTCTCGAGTTCAGCCTTTACTTCAACCAACTGCTTACGCAATAACGCTACAGCGGCGTCAGATACGATCGGCATTTATTTCTCCCTAGCTGTCGAAGGTGCACTGGTCGTTGGGGCCGCGCTTCAACCGAACAGGATTGAACAGGCTCCAGCCGACGAAGTACACAGAGAATATGAAAGTCTCGACTAGAATGAGGCTCCAGATGATGTTACCGACCGAAATTTCGTAGCAGACATCCTTACTGCGGCTTGAGTTTTCGTTAAAGATGCCATACGTCGGGTAGTACCGCATTGACGTACCGTTATTGAAGTACCGAGGCTGGCCGCAGCCGGAAAGCAACATGCTCGCTGCCACAACTAAACAGATTGTTTTCTTCATTTTTGATTTCCCTTGGTTTCGGGTCCTCACGCAGAAGCGATTACGCGGCATTCCTTAAACACCGCGTAGATTCCACTGCCAGCGAAGAGTTCCGTGCTGGTCTCTTTGTTCAGTGCGGTAAGAACATCCGCGATCTCTGCTGCCTCGTATTCGTTGAGGCTGGGCGTTGTTTCTTCTGCACTGAGCGTGGCGTCGTCGGTCTCCTCGACGTCCAACTCTAGCGTAACGACAAGCTTCCTCATTTCGACAGTCCTCCGTTGATCATCTTGTTAGCCCGATAGAAAAGCATCGGGTGTCCGTCCGGCTCTAGAAGCGGCAGCAGCAGTTTCATTTCGCTGACGTACAACGGCCCGAAGTCCTTGCCGAATTCGACAATGGACGGCGTGTTGTCGAGGATGTCTGCCAGCTTGATTGATTTGGCTTCGGGCGAAACCGAAGCCAACCGCAGCCGGTCCATTTCTTTACGAGCAGCCCGCTTCAGCTGCGGGAACTCCTTGCTGGGGTTGGTGAGTTCGTCAACCAACTGCGCAACCTTCGGACCGAACTCGGTCTTGATCTGCCCCAGCGTTACCGGCGTATCTTCGACGACGTCGTGCAGCCACGCCGCAGCAATGACTTCGTCGTCCCACGGACCGCCCCATGGGGCGCTGGCAGCCACAAGCCAATCAGCAACCCGCATCGGATGCCGCCAGTAAGGTTCGCCCGTGTATTTACGTTTCTGATTGCCGTGAGCATCAATAGCGAATGAGATAGCTTTTCCAATTAGAGTAGGCATTTGATATTTCCTTTACCAGTTAGGCTGAATGTGCGCGCTGATCCGCAAACGCCACAACTCAATTATGAGTTGAGTACCATTTCCTTCCCAGCGCCAACCCAGAGAGTGTCTGAAGAACTTAACAGTCATAACAATTCCTCTTAAACAGCCAGAGCCAACTGCCCCGGCATTCGGTGAACGTGACGAGCGCACTCGGGACCAATCCCGCTTGCAATGCTTTCTGGAACAGTGAGCAGTCGGTTGCATCGACCGCATCGACCTTCATGCCAAACTTCAACCGTGTCAGGCAGAGCATTCATGATCACGACTTGGTTGAAGAGCCATAAAAATGCCTTGTACGCGGGCGCTTCTATCGTGACCTTGGACTTGGCGGTAAGGCGAAAGCGCCGTCCATCCATAATCCCCATGTACGTGTAATCTTCTCCGTTGTCAGGCCCGCGAAGGAGACTGACAAAGAAGCAGTTACCGTCCTCGGATTTGCGAGCACGGTAAGTGAAGCGGGTTCCGGTTACGCGCGAAACAATTGTGAACGTTGCGTTACCGGCGCGCATGAAGGTAAGCACGTCTTCTGGAGTGAGTAGGCGACGACCGCTCATTAGCGTTTCCCCAAGCTGTAGTAGAATGCTTCTGGTTGAGTTAGGTCCGCCTTGGTAGGCGGATTCAGAAAACAGTAACAGAAGAAAGCTACCGTGAGGAACAGCACGACGGCTGCGCCTTCAAGTACTCGCATGATCATAGACTATCGCTCCTCATCGTAAGGGTTGACGCGCTTCAATCGAGGCAAACCAGTGACGACTTCGACCTTGGCGTCTTGCTCAGGTATCTGAATGTCACCGAGTTTGCACCAGTGCTTGGCTTTATGTCCTTTGGACTTCTTGCCTTTGTGGAACTCGTACTGCTTCGGGGTAATGCCGTGCGCACGCATCTGGTTGGAATTTTGGAAGCCTAACTGGCGCGCTATAATACTCTCGAAAGCTTCCTGCTCAGTCGCGGCTTTGATCATAGCGTTACCAATCACGCCAAGATACGAGCCATCAAGATGGCGCGTTACGCGGCCGATCCATTCTTTGCCGCGCATGATCTTCTTGAAGCCGATGACGCCGTCGTCACGTAGCTTGTAACCTTTGCTCAAGGCTAGGCTCCTTATTCGTAGTAGGGACGCTCCTTCGGGAAGAAGGGCTCAGGGTAGTTGTCACACACGCGGGCGACGTAACGTCCCACACTAGCCACACTGCTAAGGGCAGGGCGACCTTTGTTGAGGCGTGCTAGCGCGCCTTCGTTAAGGAGACCAGCAGCGATAATAGCTGCGTCGCGATCTTTGTAGGTCTGAGGGAAGGCAGCATTCCTGCAACCTTCCTCAAGGTTGTGAACGATCTCACCAGCGGTGTACCACCAGCCGCCTTCTTCCGCACCACCGTACGCAAGGTTCGCCATATAAACGGCGACCGTGTAGAAGGCTGGCGGTGTGGTGTCTTTCGTAGGAGCGTCGTATTCGTCGTCTGTTAAGTTTTCAGACATGCTCAAAACCTTTCTTTGTATGCCCGGTCCCAAGTGCACTTGCCCGCGACTTCCGCGATCCCTCGGATACGGTCAGGACCACCCATGTGCGTGATCCAGCCTTCCGAACCAACGTACATGAAGCACTGAACTCTGATCCCGGTCTGGTTCAGTTGAACCATGATCTTCTTGCGCCCGTACATATTCGGGTAACCTTCGAGACCATCAAGGCGTTTGAGTTCTTCCTTCGTAACCTCGTACACCTCACCAGCGACGCGCGCTCGCTTACGGTCAACGACGACCGGGTAAGCCCCGAGATCGCGAAGGTCGTAAGGCATGAGGGTCACACCGCTGTCGATAAATTTCGCATCACGAAGAAGGCGGTTGTTACCGTAGCCTCTCTTCAGTGTGCCGTACACAAAAACATAGAACATCTCATACTCCTTTCTCCTCAGTTAGGAAGCAAGCATTTGCCACTGCGGGCCGCGCCCGGTTAAGGACACGACCCGCAGGAACTTACGCTAGCAGTGTTGCGTTAGTTGTTGAGGGCCGCGAACTTCGCAGCGACCTCGGCGTAGGTCTCCTTAACCGGGCGAGCAGCGCCATTGATGAAGACGATGCGCGTTCCGACCCGAGCACCCTTGCGCGGGTAGAACTCGCGCACATCGGCCGGGTTGATTGTGACCGGGAAGTACAGCGCCGGGGCTTCCCCCGCCGTCGGCGTGCTCTCGTTTTCTTCCGAGATCGGGTTCTCCAGATCATCCAGCTGAACCTGACCAGACTGACCACCCGCACGCTGTTCGGTGAGAATGACAGCGCGTTCGGCGTCGATGTTGACGGCGGTGAGTTCGATGGTCTTCATAGTGCAGTTCTCCATGGCCTGTGTTGATGAATGAGAGCTCGTCAGGACAGGCAGCACTGATGAGCTATGGCGTTTTGCCCAGCGGGCCAGTTAGGCGCGGGCAGGAATTTCGTTGGGTTGCTGAAGGGAACAGCCGCCTTCAGCAACCCGGTTGGATTTAATCTTAGTGGCACCTGGTTGTCGATGCCTTAGAGTTAGCACACTAATTGTTTTCCTAAGGTCGCTTTTCTAAATAACTGTGGGCTAGATTTTACTCATTCTTAGTCTCCTGGGTTGTGCTGCAGCGGTTTACTGCAACTTTTGATCGAGGCGTTTCAGCGCCACCGATTCGGGCATCACCGCAAGGTTGCGGTGCTGTTCAGTTTGACGCTGCCGCCATCGGCGTTCCCGCGTCAAGTCATTCGGTCGCTTATTCAGGAAGGCTTGCTTGACTGCTTCGTCGAGGTAAGTCTCAGCCAACCCGAAGTCCTTGTAACCTTGCTTGATCGTATCAAGATAAGCCTGTGACGGCGGGTAGATTCCGTCGTCATTCTTAAGGTAGATAAGAGCGTTGTGTGCTTTGCCTTGGTACTTAAGCACGATGCTCTCTTCCTTGTAGTACGACCCGGTTGCCACACCCTCATACCGGTCCAGCGCCGCTTCGTCCTGCCGGTCAATCATCCAGAGACCACAAGGAACCGAATCGTTCGGGCTGTACTCAACGTCGGCTACCCCGCGAAAAACAAGTTTTGCTTTTGTCAGCATAAACTTACCTTTCGGTACTGCGCCGGGGCAACGCCGACGCATCTGACGCTTGTTCAAGTTGGATCCGAACGCCACGTATAATTTCATTGTACCTCCTTAGTAAGCAACCCGGCTTCAAGCAGCCCGGCTACAAATTGCGTTGGCGTGTTGGTGGATATAACTTTGCCCTGCAGCAGCACGCGTTCGGCAACTTCTTCCATGAACGTTTGAATATTTTGCTCCGGGGTATTACTCATCGCCCGGAGCTTCCGCACGACGTCGCGGGCATCACTTGCTTCGATGACCGCGCCGTCACTCGTGTGGTAAGTTCGCACTAGAACCCACCCCGCGCCGCCGCCCGACGCATCGTGTTGGAGGGGACAGCACCCGGTCCAGTTTCGGGCTGGACCATCGTGACGCGCTCCTGCCAGAATGTCTGCTCTTCAGCAGTCATCTCCAGCTTCGCCATGAAGCTGCTCAGTGTGGTCGGAACGTTCGTCACAACCCGAACAGCCGTAGGCGTCGTGAGTTTGAAGACCTCAAACCCGGCGCGTCGTGGCCGACCCGTGGTTGGCGGAAGAGCTTCACCAGCGCGTTCCAAATGCCACCGGATGTTCGGTCGTGACCGGACACCCAAGCGCACTCGAAGTTCTTCACTGGTCGAACCTTCGGGACGCGTGAGTAGTTCGAACATCGCCCGCGTGCGGCGTCCCGACCGCCAGTACCCCGAGAACTCGCGAGGCGCACCAGCCGGTAACGCCACCGGCACACTTTGCTCACGTTCAGCAGCCGCGATCAATTTCGCGCAGAGGGATACCCACCGCAGGATCTTGGCCGGGTCGATCGTGCCGCTGTGCTGGCGGAACTCAACGGTTCCTTGCCGCCAGTACGATTGGAAGTTCAGCTTCACGTACCGCCGACTGCTGATTGAGTTAGCGATACCCGCGACGTCCGTTGCTTGCTGCAAGCGAGAACGGTTCAGGTTCTTCACCGGCTGAAGGTAAGCGTTGGCGCTGCCCCGCCGACTTGGCGGAAGCAGACCGTCGATCACTTCTTCGTTTTCCGCGTAGAGCTCAGCCAGCTTCTTCATTGCCGGCAGAGACAAGTGCCGCGCTCCGATGTGGACGTGCAAACCACAAGAGCGGTTCACGCGCGCACCCAGCGAAGCCAACGTTGCGCAGACCTTGTTCACTTGGTCTTCCAACGTTATGTCGGTGAGGATTGGCGAGACGATCTCAGCACCGTTCCCGCCGGGAATACCGGAAGAACTCAGGCTGCCGTCAGACACAATCTTCCACTTTGTTCGTTCCGGAGTGTGACTGTATCCAGCCGCGTAGCAAGGCGCACCCGCCGCATCGATAGCCATCGCTGCGTTGTGGTGCGTCATTCCTCCCGGCAAGATCACTTCGAT